GAAAATATACAACTGCATTGGTGGCCTGTTCAATATGGGCATTCCATTCGCAATAAGTACCCTATCACTGATAACTACCCACAATTATTTTATCACCATCGTTACCGTGAAGAGGATTGGCAAAAATGTGGATTAACGGTGGAAGAGTGGTTAAAACGACAATAAAAGTATTTTTCACAATTAAACATAAGGGTTATGTCAAAAAAACAAACGCCAAAAAGCGAAGAAAAAAAACCTCAGTTTTCTAATGATGAGTATTTAGATTTACACGGAAGAAAACCTACAAAGGATGATGTTAACAATTTTATACCAGGCTTAGGCGATGCTCTAATAGAAGAAACGCCCTGGCAAAAAGCTCAACTCGCTGAGCGCAAAATGCATAACTTCGGTTATGCCGAAGGGTTTGTTCATTATGCACAAACCTATATGAATTATTTCCGCTTTGTCGGGCTAGGTAAAGACCTGCATAAGCTGATTGTAATAGAGGTAGGCCCGGCAGATTTTCCAGCCCTTGCATATTGCCATAATTGGAAAGAAGCTTATTGTGTTGAGCCGATGCCTTCTGAGCATTTAGAACGTATTTGCAAAGAGAAAGGAATTATCTTATATTCATCGCCTTTTGAAACTTTAGTTTCCTTTAATACCGAGAAAGAATTTGAAGATCATAAAGTAGAAGTGTGGTTTTTTAATCTTCTGCAACACGTAGAGAAACCTGAGCTGATTGTGCAGTTCGCTAAGAGCTTCGCAGACCGTATTCGCTTTTTTGAGCCAATCAATGAGCCGGTAACAGAGTATCATTTACACAAGTTCGATATTAAAGACTATATAGAATGGTTTGGCGATGGCTGTACTGTGAACTTATATGCAGGTGGTTCAGTGAAAAACTTCCATACAGCAGATTGTGCATATGGAGTGTGGGTGAAACCTTAAAATAAAAAAGCCGGGATTTCTCCCGGCTTTACAACCTCTAAAAATAACCGTTTTAAAGACAGATAGCTAACACTGAATTGCAATGATAGTATAACTTTTAACAACCCCAAAATAATTTTTAATGCCTGGTTTTGTAACGTTCTCCCAATTGGGCCGCTATGGCCGTTTTGCAAATCAAATCTTTCAAATCGCCGGTACAATAGGCATTGCTCGCAAATACGGATTACAACCTGTTTTTCCCTTGTGGATTAATCACGACCATAAAGAAAGGTTTGGAAGCGACGAAGATGTAGAGATCTATAAGCATTTTGTTAACTCTCTCCCTGCTTTGCCCGATGAAATTTTGCAAAATGAAAACTCTCTTTTAAAAATCAACGTACCATGGGGATATCATGAAGGGAGGCTCTTTCCTTCTCATAATTTCGATCTTAACGGTCATATGCAATCGAGTAAATACTTTGATCATTGCATTGAGGAAGTAAGGCATTACATGACCATGAAAGAAGAGCCTTCGCAGATAGTATATGCTATAGCTTTACATGCTCGCAGGGGAGATTATGACGATAAATACCACCCTGTTTTGAAACTTGGATACTACACGCTTGCACTCGAAAATATGCCCGATTTACCGGTATTGGTATTTTCAGACGACCCTAATTTTTTTCATCAACTGCATGCACATTTATGCTCACTCGGTCATAAAATGGCTAATAACCTCGTTGATTTGCATAATCTTAATTATCTCGCATCATTTGCGTTGATGAAAAAATGTAAGCACTTCATAATTGCAAACAGTTCATACAGTGCAGCGGCTGCAATCTTATCTGAGTCGCCGGACAAGATGGTGGTTGCTCCGAAAACCTGGTTCGGTCCCGCGTATACCAACATAACAGCAAAAGATATTTATCAACCAAAATGGAGGGTTATATAATGCTGCAAAAAGTACTTTTTATACGAGAAGGAGATTTGTTTTACACTTTCTTAGAGGAAAGAGAAAGTATTTTTCGCAGAAAATATGCGGATAAAAATAACCCTTATGGGTTTAAGCAACCTGAACAGATAAATGCACTTTGGAGAATTAAAAAAGAAAAACATGAGAATACTGTGGAGCATCCATCTTTACCCACCTCAGCATAATTGCGGCGCCGAATATGTAGCGCATGAAACTAACCGTTATATGGCTTCGAGAGGCCATACACCACGTGTTCTCTTACATCAGGGACAACCAGGTCCGTATTATTTTGAAGGCGTGCAGGTTTTCGGACCTGGTAAATACCAGGATTTTGGTCTCGACGCATATCGATGGGGCGATGTGATATGTACTCACCTGGATTTCACCCCGCATTCGATAAATATGGGCAGATATGCTGATCGACCGGTGATCAACTTTGTACATAATAGCACACCTTACCAGTCGATAATGAACGCCAAAAAGGTACAGTACCTGGTTTATAATAGCCGCTGGATAGAAAATGAGTTGTCAGCATCTTACGAAGGCATGCCTGGGACCGTTTTATATCCTCCCTGTCAGCCTGAACGGTGCAAAGTGGACGGTGACCCCGGTTTAAGGAAATACGTAACCCTGATCAATATAAATGAGAATAAAGGGGGTTATGTGCTGGCCGCGCTCGCCAAAGAAATGCCAAACGTACAATTCCTAGCTGTGATAGGTTCTTATGATGACGGAGGTTTGCGGCCAGACATTATAAAAAGGCTCGAAGGCTGCCCCAATGTAACGCTGCAGGCTGCTACAACTGACATAATGAGCGTTTACCGGCAAACTCGAATACTTTTAGTACCTTCGCGTTACGAAAGTTGGGGAAGGGTTGCTACCGAGGCTATGATCAATGGTATACCTGTACTAGCCTGCCCAACTGCCGGTTTAATGGAAAATTGTGGTAGCGCAGCTTGGTATATCACACCTCGCGGGCCTGTAGTCAGAGATCGTGAAGGACAAATAATTGAAAGGGATGAAGATTACGATCTTACCAGCATTATAACCGCAATAAATTTACTTGATAACTCCCCCGAAGTATACAATCAATATTCTTTTGCAGGCGTATATAGAGCTTTTGAACTTGAACAAACACGCATTCAACAACTTGACGAACTAGCTAATTTTTTTCAATATGCAATTGAAGATTTTAGACATAATTCAAACCGCTAAAGAGCCGGTCGTTGAACCAGTACAGTTAGAAGAGGCTAAAACCTGGTTAATTGTCGATCTTATCGAAGATGACAATCTTATCACTCAATTGATCGTTTCTACACGGCTGAATATTGAGCGTCTTACTAAACGGGCGCTCGTGCCTTCTACGGTAGTATTTGTTTTTTTTGCTGAAAGGCATGTAAACGAAATAAAACTACCGCGTATACCCTTAAAGTCAATTACAAAAATAGAGCTGCAGGTAAGTCAGGGTGTTTGGCAGGAGCAGGATATTACCACCTATAACGTCATTGGTGAAAACCTGTTTGGCTTTTTCAGAGGCATATTTCGTATAACCTACGATGTAGGTTACGAACTGGACAATACTAACAATTTAATGTTGCCTCCTGTTTTCAAAGATGCCATTAAGCAGCAACTGGCTTATGTATATGAAAACAGAGGCGATGAGCCTGTAGAGGAAGGGCTTTGTACCATTGCTGAAAAAATTCTTTTACCGTATATCAATATGGCATGGGTATAGCACGTAAACCGACAATTGGCGAAATGAAAACAATAGCTGTCATTCAAACGAATGTACAAAAGCTATCGTACGGCTATAGTAAGGCAGGAGCGGGCTTTCTCGACAGGTACCAGGATTTTAAAACGGTGCGAGGAAAGTTTGAGCAACTGAAAGCTACCCGTAGCTTAGAAAGCGGCGCTGTACTGCCTGTAAGCCGTTATCGTTTTACTTTTCGGTTCGACACGGAAATAAGCAATGTACTTAATCAGCAATTACGGTTAGTCATATACGGTAAAACGTACACTCTTGAAAGTGATGAGATATTGGTGTATGGCCGTAATGATTTTTTTGTTTTTAACATATCGGAGTATAATCGTAAATAGTGGCAGGAGGTATTGACATATCGTTCGAGCTTAACCGGATTTTAGCGGACATCCAGACGCAAACGGAGATCGTGCTTAATGAGATAGACTTCGAATTTGAAGCATCCTGTTTAAATATCGTAGCTCAGGCTAAGATAAAAGCCGCAAAGGACTTTGGCAAATTAGCTCAACAGATCAGTTATGTTAAAGAAGGACGTCTGCAGTATACAATTGTTTCCGGGAGCGATTATAGCGCCTATATGGAGTTTGGTACGAAAGATTTTGTTGATATACCAGAAGGTTGGGAAGAGGTAGCAGAAGCGTTTAAAGGAGTTAGTATCAATTCAGGAGGTTTGACTTTATACCAGGCTATAAAGGCATGGGCGCAAAGAAACGCAATAGATAATGTGTATGGAGTTTACATAAAGATATTACATAGAGGTGTATACGCTCATCCATATTTGATACCTGCTTATGAAGAGGAAGTGCCCAAACTATTAAAACGTATAAAAAGCATATTAGGAATATGAACAGGGAAAAAGCTATAAGAAGCGTATTTTACCAGGCATTAACAAACGCAAATATGCAGATAACTATAGACGATATAGTTTATCAGGTACCTGTTTATGACTCTAAAATGGAAACCGACGACCAGATATACGTTGTTATCTCAAACCAGTTTAGTATACGTAATGCCACATTACAGGCTAAACAATGGCGTTCTACAATCGAGATAGATATATACCAGTCTCAACAGAATAGCGCCACTAATGATTTTATAGACGATATAGGAGAGCTGATTGAGGGCGTTATTACTCCCGGGAACAGAGAAGGCATAAGCGGTTTGCCCGATGTGTCGGGTTGGCTTATAACAAACGTGTTCGTTAATTCAGTATCAAACATAAGGCTAAAAAACTTCAAAGATAACGCGGCAGTTGTAGTTAACAAAAACATACAATTTCAATTATTAATTACCAAACTTTTCTAGCATGAATTATCTACAATCGAGCAACTTTCCAATTCAGTTATCTTTTGATGGAGGTGCAACCTTCAAAGAGTTAACCTGTATAACCAATTGGGGCAGTGACTTATCATTAGGCACAACCGAAACTGAAACGCTTAAATGTGGTACCCTGCTCGGGACCGGCTCACCAAAATTCGACTGGACAGGTGAAGGCGTTACTGATTTCGTACCCGATGCACAACAGGTTAGTTTAAAAGACCTGGAAATTGCATTGCTCGCAGTACAACCCTTAATTGCGCGCGTTACTTATCCTGGTAGCGGCTCTGCAGGGGCTACCTACTTCAAAGAAGGTACAGTGTACTGCACAAAAGCCGCTGCAAAAGCCAGTCCAAATAATTTAATTATGTTCGATTTTGAATTAAAAGGCTCAGGCATCCCTAAAGTAATTGCCCCCTAATAACCAATGAGTACAAACGGAGTTTGCCACATCACTTTTACCGGTGATGTGGTTTTGAAATTAAGATTTGGCATACCTGCAACTCGTATGTTTAGTGAAATGTTGGCAAGCGAAGAATATAACGCCTTTTTTGAAGGTGGCAAGTTAACCGAGATAGGAACGGCTAAGCTAATATATTTCGGTTATCAAAATGAGTTATTAGTTAGTGAAGAGCCGAAAAAATACGCTCTTGTTGACTTCGTAGAATACGTTGAAAAGAAAACATTGGATAAGGACATGAAAGAGTTGCAAGAAGTGGTTAATGTCTTTTCAGATACCAGATCGGCAAAAATGCTGACTGAAAAAATCGTTGA